TTGGAATGAGGTAGATCTGGTCACTTGCGTAACCGAGTGATCACCTCACCAGTGTAAAATACCTTTGAACAGACCCTGGAAGGAGCCACAGGCTTCTAATGGGGGACCATAGGGACATCCCACGGACGAGTTAATTGGTTACCTGCCAGGACGGCTGCCTCGCCTGAAAAGACGAGGTCGCCAGAAAGGTGGGCTTAGTCTGTCCAGACTACCCGTCGACCTGCTCCCCCCTCACGGGGAAAGAGAATTCGACCCTTTCGTGGACCAGTTCGCAGCTGTGAATGCTGTCCTTCAGATCGATGCAAGTACTATACTATGATGTATTTCCTTACAAAGACCCCTCTGGGGCAATTCACAACCTATATCAAGGGATTCCATCCCATTGCTCTTTTCCAACGAGGGTTAGGCTCTCAAGCCTACCTCGATGAGGTCAAGAAAGTCAATGGTAAAGTCCACCTTGACCGAACGGTCGAGGAATGGCGATACCTAGTCGATTGGCGCTTACAGCGACAACGTCCTTTTGTTGTTCTGGATCCCAACGATCCAGAGAACCTCATGTATATCTCTGAGAGAGACTATAAGGATCTCCAGAAGGTATGTCTTTCGAACGATTTTCCTTTAACAGTTATCGCCCGAAAAGGGACTGTTCCACCCGCAGGGTGGGATGGAACCACTGACCCTACTCAAAACACCCCCCCTCGAGGCGGGAGACCCCGTCTTCCGTCTGGTACCGATGTTCCCTTTATCCGATCTGGCCTTTGGAATCATATAAGAAAGCAACGATCTTGGATCGCTAACCTTCTGAAACTTTCCGCAAAGGCTTCGATGGTGGATATTAGTAAGATCCCGCGAGGGATCTTCTTCCTTAGTGTCGTGTGGGGCAGAGCCCTCATGCACTACACCAAGTTGGGTCGGCCAGGGTTCAGACTCGGCCTTCTTTCGACGCTGGGATCGCATCTTCAGGACCTAGTTGTTAATCAAGGAGTAACCACCACAATAGCCAGGCTTAAAATATATTTATTTTGCCTATACAGCTACTTGGGAGGAGACCCACTTAAATCAACTCAGGCTTTGGGCACAAGGATCCGACTGACTCATGGACTTCCGACTTGCTTCCCCCTAGAGGTGCGCCAGGCCATCCGGTCTGGGTCACTGCCCACCATAAGATGGTGGGCATCTCTGCTAAACATGTATAAAGCCATTTCTGGCCCACATAGTTTGGCAGGAGCCCTGGATTCCGTGACGGCACCTCCGTTCATGGGGGATATTGGTCAGTTTTCGGACAATATCATCACGCTTTGGGAACGATTCATTAACCAACTAGGGTTTGTACCTGTCTACAGACCACGAGACGCCTTTGGCCGGATCTCAATGAAATCCGGACCTAATGGGCCATTCGCGTGGTGGAGACAGGGTGTGGACGCGCTAGCATGGACCCTTGCGCCAAGAAATCACCTTGAGGAGCTAATCGCTCTTTGGGGTCTTGACAGCTATGCTGCCAAGTTTTCGTCGGCTCAGAGTACAGCTAGACGCTTATGGGATCCTCGCAAGAATCCCCCACATACCCTCGCCCTAGGCTCTCTAGCTTTGCTGAGAGAAGCGGCTGGCAAGATTCGGCCCGTTGCGATGGTTGATATTTGGACGCAGTGGATCCTTAAGCCTCTACATGACTGGTTACTCGAAATGTTGAGGGGACTCCCGACTGATGCCACTTGGGATCAGGAGGGGGTTCTCAAGACTTTTGTTGACCGGTTGGGGCCGGATCGGCAGTACTTCTGTTACGATCTAAAGAACGCAACAGATAGGATACCGATGGCCTTATATGTAGAGATGTTCAGCCCGTTACTAGGTAAACCGGTAGCGGAGTGCTGGGCACGTCTGCTTACCGATCGCTGGTACGAAGTCCCATCGGACGCCGTAGAGGCCGGGTATCCTTCGAGGGTACGATATACGAGGGGTCAGCCCATGGGGGCATACTCGTCTTGGGCATCATTAGCCTGGGTGCACCACTTCTTAGTCCAACTTGCGTACTTGGAAGTGGGTGGACAAGAGTTCTTTCTCGACTACCTCGTCCTTGGCGATGACTTAGTCATTGCTAATAAGGAGGTGGCTGCGGCCTATCTTCAGCTTTGCGAAGCATTTGGGATAACCGTAGGTCTGGCGAAAAGTTTTACATCCGTAGGACTTATCAACTTCGCCAACAAGACCTATTGGAAGTCTGACAATGTTAGCCCCCTTTCATTGAAAGAGGAGCTGTTAGCCAGGTCATGGCCAGCCAGAGTGTCCCTTGCCTCTCGAGTGTCGAACCTTTGGTACGCCATTGGTAATGAGGAGAGAACTCACACTGTTCTTCGGAACATGGTGAGTCCATCTGTATGGACTGCGTTGCAGTCGGAGCTTCAAGCTCCGACGCCGCACGGAGTTGTCAGTGCATTAAGCCTTGTAGCGCTGAACCCTCTTGCTCTTGGAAGAGCAAAAACGCTCAACACCCAGGTCATTAGTGATTGGTTAAGGACTCACGTCCTGAAACCAGTTCAGACCTTCGGCCGCTTGACTCCTGACTTCTGCGTACAGCTGCTGCTGATCTTTTACGATCAGCTTGAGCATGCTCAGCGGGGTCGTCTTAGTCTTCTGAGACGTTGGCGCCAGCTTGTTTCCATAGCTTGGCACGAGTCTCAGGTCGAGCTTATGCTCGACACCGACAGTATACGATCCCTAATGGATATGGCAGACTCTCTGAAAGAGTCTTCAGCCAAGACCAAGTCGTATATAGACAAGATCACATGGGGAGCGGGTGGCCTCGGTTGGTGGGCCGGTGGGTCCCCAGGGCGTGGCTCATGGGCCCGCGATATGCGGGGAGCCACGCCTGAGCACGCACTTAAGTGCATCGAAGGCATACTTGATCA